TGCGCTCTCGTATACGTTATAAACTCACTCAATACAACCTTAGCCCGAAGACGTTGCTAACCTGTAACCCGTCGAAGGGTTGGTTATATAACGAGTTTTTCGCCCCGTTTCGTTCGGGCCACCTCCCCGAGCATTTGGTATTCATTCAATCGCGGGTTGCTGATAATCCTCACTTACCCCCAACCTACGCCGAAACTCTCGCGCGGTTGCCCGAGGTTGACCGTAAAAGGCTTTTAGAAGGCGATTGGGACTATGACGAAACTCTAGACGCACTTTTTACTACCGACGATTTATTGCGCTGTTTTCGGGCCCCTCAGGAAAGCGGGGAGTTATATATTACCGCCGACGTCGCCCGCCTCGGGAAAGATAGGACGGTAATAGGCCTTTGGCGCGGCCTGTCTCTTATTCAAATAACCGAACTCAGAAAAAAGAAAATCGACGAAACGGCCTCGGTTATTCGCCAGCTCGCAGACTTTAACAAAGTCAAACTATCGAACGTTATCGCCGACGCCGACGGGCTCGGGGCGGGGCTCGTTGACGTGCTAAAATGTCGCGAGTTTCGAAATGGATCGCGGGCAACTAAACCCGAACGGTTCTTTAATCTCAAGGCCGAATGTTTTTTTAAGCTGGCTGAGCTTATCGAATTAAACCGCGTTATTTTACCCCAAAACCACCGCGACACGATTATAAAGGAGCTCGATTTAATACGCCGAAAGAACCCCGACGGGGACGGAAAACTAGCCGTAACAGGAAAAGAGGAAATTCAACGTGTTCACGGGCTGAGTCCTGACTACGCCGACGCGATTTCAATGCGTATGTTTTTCGAATTATTCCCCAATTACGGGCGTTATTCATACGCCTAAGACCTTCTGAAACTCGCGCCCAATGCGGTTTTAACATTTGTTAACAGTTTAAATTAGGCTGTAGCAAAAAAGCTACCTTACATTTGTCAAACAATTAAAAACACAAACAAGATGAAACTCGTAACATTAGCAGAAATCGAAGTTGGTAAAACATATACGTTAACCTACGAATCGGGCGCGTCTATATCTTGTCACGTTCTCGAGATTATTCGAAGCAAAAGTGGCCGCTATAAATACACCTCGACTACTGTAGAAAAAAACGCTCAAGGTGAAATTATTTATGAAAGAGGGGCTCATACAAAGAGAGCATTTAAATCAGGTAATAGTCATATTTGGTATATCTAAACAAACGAGGGGCGCGACTCACCAACGCGCACTCTTTAAACGCAACCCCTTAAACCCTTTTATATGTATCAGATTATTATAACCCATCTTCAAAACCGCACCGCTCAGGTTCTCGAGTATCCAAAACTCGGCCAATGCCTCGAATCATTCAAGGAAATTTGCGACTCGAAAGGCTATGAGTACGAATGGAATGAAGAACTACCCACAGCTGGCGGTATTGGCCACGATTACAGAATCGAAGTTTACGTAAATTATTAAACCCCATTTATAAAATGAAAACCATTATTCTCGACATTAAGCGCCCCGCGACGGTTGACCGTGTGGAAATCGACCTCCCCGCCTTCACTAAGTTAGGAAACTCCTATTATTGCGTAACAGGAGAAAAAACAGGCGTCCAAGTTAACGCATTCCCTTCGATCAATTGCTACTCAATCCATAACATGACTGAACGCGACGTTATGGGCGCTTTTGATTGGGAAGCCCAAACGATTAGTAAAGAGGATTTCGAGAAAATCTTAGACTCGGCCTATGATTCAATAAACCGCGCTTTAAACATATGAGCCGCGACGCCTTACAATGGGCTAAAATCGAAAACAGAATCCTGTTAGCGGTTGCCCTTTTAGAGTTCATTTACATCATTATTAAACACTTTTAGAATGTATCCATTAACCCCCGACACGATGGGCCAACTTCAAAAGTTCACCCAGCGATTAAACGCCGAGCCCGACCCGCTCAGCGTAGAACAAACACCCGACCGCAAAGCGTCGACGGTTGTTATCAGTCATATCGAGACCACACTAGACGAATTATTTTTTGGCCAATGGAAAACCGAAAATTTCAAGTGGTCGCCCGTAGCGAATGAAATTCAAGGTTCTCTCGAGCTCGTTGTAATTCACCCAGTCACAGGCTACGAAATCCGCCGAACGGGAGCCGCTTCTATTGTTATTATGGTAGATCGCGCGCCCGAAAACATCCAAGGCCAGGAACGTAACCAATGGGCGCTTAACCCATCCAACAAAAAACCCAACGCCCTCGACATGGCTTTTCCAAAGCTAAAAAGCGAGTGTTTAAAGAATGCCGCTCAAAGCCTCGGTAAAGTATTCGGCCGCGACCTGAATCGTAAAAATAAGGATACTTATAAGCCGTTTAAGATAGCCAGCGCGGGCGAACTACCCGAGGCGCTTATATCACGCCTTGAGGTTGGCATCCTTAACGGTGACCCGCAAGCCGCTGAGGCTATCAAAGCCCTCGAGGCCCATTTAAGCCCCGAGCAAAAAACCAATTTACAAACCCTTTTAATCCAAAAAGAAAATGGGTAAAATTCTCGCGATCGCTTTTCTTATCATTTTCGCGGCCCTGGCGTTTTGGATTGTTTTTATAATCCTAAAAACCATTAAAGGTTATACCGAATTGATTAAGGAATTTGAGAAGGAACTAGAAAAACAAAATATTGATAATTTAAAAAACAACCAAAATGGAAATTAACCCTTACCTCGCCGAGTACATGGCGGGCGTTAACCAACAAACGGCCGCCTGGGATAAACTACGTCTCGGACGCTTCACAGGCTCAGGAATTAGCGCCCTAATGACGGGCCCGAAAACCAAGGCCGCAAAGGAAGCGGGCGAACTTTCAGAAACGGCCAAACGGTATATCTACGAAAAGGCTATGGAAACCGTCACGGGCCAAAGCGGTAACGAGGCAACTAGCCGCGCTATTGATTGGGGTAATGAGTGGGAAGAGCACGCCTTAATTGAGCTCAAAAAGGCCCTGAAAAGCCCCGACGAAAGTACCTGGCTCAAGCCGTCGTTTAAACTCTTTAACGATTATTTTGGATGTTCACCCGACGCGTTTATGATTCACCCCGAATTTGGCGCCGTGGGTTGCGAGATTAAATGTCCTTGGAACTCGGTTAACCATTACCTCCATAGCACCGTTAACGACGGGGAGCGTTTGAAGCTAATTAACTCAGACTACTATTGGCAAATCTTGGGGAACTGCTTAACCTTTAATCTCCCCGCCTGGGTATTTGCAAGCTACGATCCTCGCCAACCTGAGCACCGCCGACTACATTACGCGGTTATTGAGCCCGAAATCGACGAGTTGACTCTATTGTGTGAAAGAATGGAGGCCGCGCACCGAATGAAGCTCGAAGTATTAAACCAATGGAATAACCCCAAAACCTCGCCCAATGCTTAATAACTACGTCACAAAATCACTCGCCAAATTATTAGCCGAAAACGTCGAAGCCCGCGACGATATGATGCAATGTGTTAAGCATATTCACGATATCGAAATGGGCGTTATCGGAATCAGTCAATACGAATATTACGCCGCGTTTTTTGGCGGCAAACTCTCGAGCGTTAAGACTATCGACAGAGTTTGGCGAAAGCTGCAAGAAGATATTCCCGAGCTCAGAGGCTCCGAGTGGGAAGCCCGACAGGCCCAAAGCGGCCGCGTTGAAATAACCGACCTCAGTTATCTTAAAAACCAATTAAACCTTTTTTAATATGAGCACGATTACGAATCGAATTGTAAAAATTTATCAAATTCTAGAAGAGGGCCACCCATTAACGGCCCCACAATTAGCCGACATCTTAAACGAACCACTCGGGACGGTTAGCTCCTTTTGTTCGTTTATGTATCATACGCGCAACTTGAAGCGCAATGAAAAAAACTGTTATTTTTTGCCCGCGTTTAAAAAAGCACCCGTTGAAGTAGCTAAAGAAATTCAACGGTATTTGAAAAACAAACGCCAGGAAAAAGCAAAATTTAAGGACGAAAACGAACCTGTTTTAAAATTGAACTTTGAGCGTATGGATTCAGAGGCAATCGAGGCCGCCATTGAATTGTTGAAAAGTAGCGGCTATAAAATCTTGAAACCAACAACGGAGTTTAAAGAAATCTAGTATTATTGCCCCGACACTCAGTTATGAAAATCTTGAATACAGACCGCCGCCGCATTGCCAAAGCCTAAGTCAGGCGCTGGGTGTCCTTTGCGTGCGGTGGTCGTATTTATACTATGAGAACTTATTGCGTTTTTTACCGCTCTTTTTATGAGGCTCTTTCTGAGCTCCCCGAAAAGAACCAACTCGAAATTTATCGAGCCATTTTTGAACTCTCACTAAACGAAAATCGTATCGAATTAACAGGACTTTCTAAAACTATCTTTACTCTTATCGAACCTCAAGTATTAGCTAATTTACAACGTTTTAAGAACGGAAGTAAACCAAAAGAAAAGCGAAACGGAAGCGAAACAGAAGCAAAAAAAAAGCAAACTGAAAGCGAAATAGAAGCTAATAAGAATAAGAATAAGAATAAGAATGAAAATAAGAAAGAGAATGAGAATAAGAAAAAGAATTTAGAACCGCCAACACTTGAGGACGTTAAAACGTGGTTTATCGAGCAAGGCTCAACCGCCGAGCAAGGAGCTAAAGCCTGGCAATACTACACCGATGGTAATTGGCACGATGCCAAAGGCCAACCCGTGAAAAATTGGCGGCAAAAAATGAGGGGCGGGCGGTGGCTGGAGGTGAAAGCCCAACACCCCCAAACCTCAGAACTAAAAACCTACAAACCATTAAACTCTTATGAACCCGAACCAAACACCGAAATTGACGACTTTTCTCCCGCCGAGTGACGTAGAACTCGAGCGAATGGTATTAGGAGCCATTCTCCTCGATTTTAAGGCACTTTCTCGCGTCGAAGGTATATTGACCTCAGAAAAGTTTTTCGATAGCCGTAATGAAGCCGTAATGCAATCAATACAAGAATTGAAAAACGAGAACGAACCCATCGATATTTTAACCGTTACCCAAACGCTCAGAAAAAAACAAAGATTAGCCGCGGCGGGCGGCCCTCAATACGTGGCCTCACTAACTAATCGAGTCGCGTCAACTGCTAATCTCGAAACCTGGGCGCTTCACTTAACCGAAATGTACTTAAAACGGGAACTAAGCAAACGCGCCGCGCGAATGGCTGAGCTCGCACTTTCACCCGAAAACGACCCGTTCGACCTTTACAATCAATTTTCAAGCGAACTAACCGACCTCATACGCCAAAACCTCAAGGGCGAAGTATCGCACGTCTCAAACATTACCCCCGAAACCTCGCATAACATTGAAATGAGAGAAAGAACGGGAATTAGTGGAATACCGACAGGCATTCGAGTAATCGATGGGGTACTCGGTGGCCACCAACCCGCCGACCTCATCTACATAGCGGCCCGCCCAGGAATGGGGAAAACGGCCTACGCCCTGAGCGTTATTCTAAACATTGCCCAAAAAGGAAAGCCCGTCGCATTTTTTAGCCTAGAAATGAGCCGCGCCCAAATCGTTTATCGTTTGGCTTCTATGCTGAGCGGTATTAACGCCGAATTGCTGGCTAAACACCGATTAGACCGCGACTCGAAAATTAAATACTACCAAACCGTTGACCAACTAAACGCGCTTCCGATTTATATAGATGATAACGCCGCGCTGAGCGTTCACGAACTTAAAACCCGCGTTCGTACACTACGCGAGAAATTCAAAATAGAGGCCGTGTTTATTGATTACGTCCAATTAATAGCGGCGGCAAAGAACAAAACCGCCAACCGCGAGCAAGAGGTAAGCGCGATAAGTCGGGGCCTTAAATTGATAGCCAAAGAAAATAACATTCCTGTTATCGCACTCGCCCAGCTCTCGCGATCACTTGAAACCCGAGGCGATAAAAGGCCTATGCTTTCAGATTTACGCGACTCGGGAAGCCTTGAGCAGGACGCCGACGTCGTTTGCTTTTTATACCGCGAGGATTATTACAACAAAGATTCAGGAACTAACAACGCCGAGTTTATAATCGCCAAACATCGAAACGGCCGAACGGGTTACGTGTCAGTTAATTTCACCCCCGAAACGATGCACTACACCGATATTCAAAATAAACCAATAAACACTAGAGAAGAATGGGAACTTTAAAGAAACAAACGGCCGTTGAGTGGTTAGCGCAATGGTTAAACGACAACCCCGTAGTATATCAAAAATGTTATTTTGCCGCTATTGAATGGGCCAAAGCAATGGAGAAGGAGCAGATATTGGATGCTTATGATGCTGGAAAAGATGACCATCATCACATCTCTTATGCGAAAGATTACTACAACGAAAAATTTGGAGGTGACAAATGACGCATGGCTCACTATTTTCAGGAATCGGAGGTTTCGACCTTGCGGCCGAGTGGATGGGTTGGGAAAATAAATTCCATTGTGAGTGGAACGAATTCGGCCAACGAGTTTTAAAATACTATTGGCCAAATGCCGAATTATTTACAGATATAAGAAAAAGCGATTTTAAAAAATACTATGGAACAATTGACGTTATTTCGGGAGGTTTCCCCTGTCAACCCTACTCAACCGCGGGAAAACGACTCGGCAAAGAGGACGAACGCCATTTGTGGCCCGAAATGCTTAGATGCATTCGAGAGGTTGCCCCGCGTTACGTCGTGGGCGAAAACGTTCTCGGCTTTACTCATTGGAACGGGGGAATGGTATTCGAAGAGGTGTGTATTGATTTGGAAAATGAGGGCTACGATGTACAATCGTATATATTGCCAGCTACGAGCAAAAACGCGCCCCATCGAAGGGAGAGAGTGTGGATTATTGCAAACGCCATCGACAATGGAAATAAAAGAGAACCCCACGGAATTCCAAGCGAGAGCCAAAATAAAAGGATACCGAAACGGAACGACTTACAACAGTCTGAGGAGCCAATTAATCTACGATCCAAACTGGAGACATTTATACGATGGGACTCATTCCCAAATGAACCCGCGTTTTGTGGCGGAAATGATGGGATTTCCTCCGAACTGGACGGAGTTACCTTTTCAAAATGGCGAAACGAATCAATTAAAGCCTACGGAAACGCCGTAGTCCCTCAGGTAGTTTACGAAATATTTAAAGCGATTCAAGCGTATGAAAGTTTATAAAAACCAAAAAGCGGGAAGCTACGACGTACTAACCGAGAAAAACCTACTTTTTCACGTGGAAAGCTGGGGCGTCCGATTTGTTGGCCTCGTTAACAGTAGCTGGCAACCGAGCGGAAAACTACTTAAACGAACCCCGAACAAAATATATTTACGGCTCATTGATGAAATGGCGAAAAATGGGCGTAAATATCAATTTATTTTAAAATACTATGAAGCGTTGCCGCGTGTGTAAAGAGAAATTTACCCCGACTTATTCGAGCTTGCAAGCAACTTGCATTAAACCCCAATGTTTAATTGAATGGGGGCGAATAACTGAGCGCAAAAAAGCGAAAAGGGAAATTCGGCAAATGCGGGAAAACATTAAAAGCGTCAGCCAATACCGCCGAGAACTGCAAAAGGTTTTTAATGAATTTATAAGGCTCAGGGACTCAAAACAACCCTGTATAAGTTGCGGAAAACCCCTCCCCGCTAAATATGACGCGGGTCACTTTTACTCGGTGGGAAGTTACCCGAATTTGAGATTTAACGAGGACAACGTTCACGGCCAATGCGTCGAATGTAACCAGCATAAGCACGGGAACCTCCTCGAATACGCCCCAAGATTAACCGACCGAATAGGGTTCGAACGGGCGAGTAAATTAATGATACTCAGAAACGAACCTTTGCGGCTGAGTATAGACGAAATAAAGGAACTAACCGCACTTTATAAAAAGAAAGTCGCCGAATGGAAAAAAGCGAACGAATAACTGAATTAAA